ATGCATACGCTGGAGATTATCATTAACACACTCAACCGCATCCTCTGGGACTATTTATTAATAGTCCTACTCTGTGGCATCGGTATTTATTACACCGTCCGCCTACGCTTCATTCAAGTCGTACGTTTCAGGGCGGGACTTACCATGCTGCTGCGGGGGGCTACGCTCTCGGGCGAGCGGGCGGGAAAAGAGGGAATGAGTTCGTTCCAGGCCGTTGCCACCGCCGTCGCCGGCCAGGTGGGCACCGGGAATCTGGCTGGTCTGGCCACGGCACTCATCGCCGGTGGGCCGGGCGCGGTACTCTGGATGTGGATCTCCTCATTCCTCGGCATGGCGACCATCTATGGTGAGGCGATCCTCGCGCAGAAATACCGCTCGACCGACCGCCATGGGCAAGCCGTAGGCGGTCCAGCCTACTACATCGAACTGGGCCTACAGCAAAAATGGTTGGCGATCCTCTTTGCCATTCTGCTCATCCTGGCGCTAGGCGTGGTCGGCAACATGGTGCAAGCCAACTCCATCGCCAATGCCTTTTCCCTCTCCTTCGGCGCGGCGCCCTGGCTCGTCGGATTGCTCGTCGCCGGGGCGGCAGGTCTGGTGGTGGTCGGCGGTCTGCACCGCATTGCGGCCTTCACCGAAAAGATGGTTCCGCTCATGGTATTGCTCTACCTCTGTGGCGCGCTCCTGGTACTCCTGCTCAACTACGCCTTCATTCTGGCCGCCTTTAAGCTGATCTTCGTCGCCGCCTTCAACCCCATGGTGGAAATGAAAAACAAAAAACACTTTGCAATCAACACAATAAGCTCATTTGTGCATATTTTTTGCACTAATTTTCTGTGTTGTTTCGTGTTTTCCGCTCACTATTAATCAATGGGTTACATACGATAGTGAATGCCTATTTAACATGGATAGCATCGAAAATTCTAAAAATAGTCCGCCTTTGAGGCGGTAGTTTTTCTTCTCGGTTACACAATCCGGGTAATCATCGATCTCCCCATATTTGGGGAGGTTGCCATAGAAGTATGACAAGCCACACCCAATTCAGCACTCAACTTCCCGGCAGATAGTCTTTTTTTGAGGACTGTTAGCCGGGAATTTTTTGTACAGCGTAGACAATTCCATAGCTACCCTCTGTCGTGACTCCCCCGCTGCGATAAGCCTCCTTGCCTGCGCCACTGCTCCGGAGTCAATTTTGTCCGACGGCTACCAGCTTTCCCTATGCTCCCTCAGTTGCAAGCCCTGCCAACAATCAACTTGTAACGCGCTGTTGTGGGTAGTATCAACCATTCTGCCACCAGGCAGTTATTACTAGTGGCGAAGATCAGATCTCATTATTCGGCGTGCTGTACCCGGAGATCACCGGGGATAAACCTTCACTAACGATACTGACCACACAGACCTACACAGGACGGACCTGGCCGGTGATTGATAGGGTCTGGCAGGTCTATGGCATGTACGTGTTGGCCGGGGTAACGCTAACGCGTTCTGAGCTGGATCAGTACAGTAAGACGAAGAAGATCGATTTTATCCTTGAGCTCCTGCGGTGTGATGAAGATCTCCGGGAACGCTTGCAGGCGTCTTCTGTAGGCGACTTGTTACCCGATCTGAAAAATAAGGCTGATGCCATGTACAGTGATTTCAGTAAGTCTACTCATAATATTTTTTGATAGTTGCCTGTTGGAAGATATTTCAGCAAAATGAGAGAGTTTTTAGGAATGACTATTATCTATACAGTCAAAACGATTAAGCTTATCCAGGCAGGGGTTAACGATTCACAGGGGAAAGTGATACAGGAGATCGAGCTATGCGCACTCAACGAACGAACAAATCTCGAAAACTGTACCGCAGCGTCAATACGACTACGCGTCATCATTCTAATAATCCGGGTGCTGAGTATCGTTGGAAACGTAATAGTAAAAAAACTGAAGATGAATTGCTGGCAAAACGTGAGACGATGCATAGTGGGCAAAGGCGTGGTCGAGACTATACACCATTGTTTTACTTTCTGATCAAAAACATTGGCAAGCCGTGGGATAAGGTATTTAGTGAAGTATGTAGACGCCTTGATAGCACTGAGCCTGTTTTCTGGTTGGTTGCACTGCATGAGCACCAGAAGAGAGATTTAGTCCGTATTGACGAAAGTAGCTTTTATCCGGGTTTGTTTGTTGATGAAAATGGTATTCTGCAACAGGTAAATCCTTCGGTTACGGAAAATGATGTTGAGGTAACTTGCCGCTGCTGCACACATACCTATATGGGTAAACCTGTACCCTGGAAGGATTGAGTAACAGCATCTCTTATTCTGCTATGAGTACTCCCTCTATTAGGTTTGATGTCGTTGGCAAGTCTTCCCCATCTTGCTTAAGCCAACTCACCTCTCAGTATAAAAGTTACGCCCACAATGATGTGGGCGCTCTATTACTCAGGCATGGGCGGAAATGTTGCAGGCAATTGAGATGTGTCTACTCGGTTGACATTGACACGAAATTTTTTCCAGGCTTTTAGTCTTACTTCCTCTTCTGGCGTTGCTTCGCCAAGATCGATTGCATCTTGTAATGGAGCAATAACTTTTGCAGCTTCGGCGAGCAAGCTTTGCTTCTTCCTTTCGGCCTGGGCGGTTAGCTCATCTTGAGTGTAGGTACGGCGTACAATACTCCCATCGATAAACTGCCACTCGCCGTTACTGTCTACCCCGTCAGGTAATGAAGCTATTTCGACTACGCTACCACCGTCGGGACAAATTGCACTGGCATCTTTATCAATAGCGCAAATTACCCCATTGGAGAGGTACTTTACTTTAAATGTATCTTGTTGGAATAGTGCTATTGACTGATACCAGTCACGTCCTAACTCATCTCGCCAAAAGAGAGCATTGTATTGCTCTGCAATTTCTTTTTGCTCATCAGTTTCCGGAAAGTATTGGATTAAGTTTTTCAGATGTAACATTATAAACCACCCACATTATACCATGTGCCATTAATAAATTTCTGGAGTGCTCGTCGATATATGGTGTCTGGCATGTCATCTCTATTGCTATTTAAGACGCCAGTAATAACATATGGTGGCTGATCTCCGTAACCAGGCCCACGCCAGACTTGTACCTGCTCACGGGTTGATAACCGGATATCTTGCACGGTTTTCGTGGCAGGCATTAGCTCTATCCAACCGTTTTCAAATCCAGCACGATCACGCGCAGAACGGTAAGCAATACCACCATTGCGATAATTCACCCTAAACTGTACTGCCGGACAACTCCCCACCCCCATATTGAAATGAAGGATTAGGCATGACGCTCCTGGAATATTCGCCTGGTACACCCCACTAGGAGCATCCCATGCAACGCCTGTATCAGATGCAGCAGTATCGCCGGTTTTTCCTAATGCAAAAGCAGGTTGTGGGTTTTTGGTATTATAGTCACGACGCCATCCTGGCGCATAAGAATCACCATGATTGATATAAGTAAATTGTGCATTGGGTACGCCGTTAGAACTCGTTGTTGTTGGTGTTGTGATGCGGATCGTCTTAGAACCACGATCACCCATAACCTCAATTACAGCACCAGCTAGGTGGATACGCCCGCATCCTGTATCGGAAATTGTTTTGCTTCTACCATACGACCAGTTTCCTTTACATACCCAATATGGGAAATTAAATGCCCCTTGTGATTCTAGCCACTGAATAAATTGTGCTGTAGTCCAATCACCATTGGCACCATCGATAAAAAGAATGGGTATAGCCTTAGCCCCGCGAATCGCTTGTAAGAAGCGATCTTTATTGGGGATATCTGCACCATTTTGTGCTTTCTGTAGCGCTCCTGCCGCTTGATCCAAGGTTACTCGTAAACCAAGGTATTCGAGAATCTGGGCGACGCTTTTACCACTGAGCGCTGTCAGGGTAGCGTTCAGTGGCTGTTTCCCTGATAGTTGCCGGATAATCTCATTGGCAAAATTCGGGTTGTTGTTCAGAGCGGCAGCGATCTCTTGTAGAGTATCCATTACGCCTGGGGCTGAGCCAATAAGTGCAGCAATTTTCCCTGCAACAAATTCAGCCGTAACCAATTCGCGCCCCTTAGCTGATGATGACGGTGTTGGCGCAGTTGGTGTACCAGAAAATATCGGGCTATTTGTTGACGCCTTGCTAGCGGCAAGATCGTAAGCGGCTTTCACGGCTTTCGGTGTTGCTGCCGTTGACTCGCTAGTGCTATTGGTAGAACTGTTTAGCTGAACGATCCCCTTTACAGTTACGCTCGCGTCTTTAAGAGACAAACCCGCGGCGATCTGTTCTGCGCGACCTGCGGCTGATTCAGCTCGTGTCGCTGCTGAAGTCGCAGCGTTTTTGTTCTGTGCTGACGTAGCTGCGTTCGCTGCGGATTCTTGAGCTTTCAATGAGGCAGTGGATGCGCTTGATGATGCCTCAGACGCCTTCCGAACAGCATCATTCTTAGCTGATTGCGCTGATTTTTCAGCCACACTCGCCGCATCAGCAGAGGCCCTTGATGCATTTGCTGACTCCCTCGCAGCTGTAGCTGATCTCGACGATTCGGATGCGCTTGATGCAGCATTCGTTTCTGCGGCCTTAGCTGCCTCTTTAGACGATGAGGCGCTACTAGCTGATGATGCGGCCTCGTTAGCTTTGCTGGATGCCGTAGCTGCTGATGTAGCGGCGGCGTTTTTAGATGATGCCGCATTCCCCTCCGCCACCTTAGCCGCAGCTGCACTGTTTGCTGCCGCATTTTCAGCGTTGCTAGCTGCTTGTTGGCTTACTTTTGCCGCGCTGGCACTACTCAATGCCGCGCGCTCAGAGGCTGCCGCCGCTTTCTGGCTCGCTGATGCAGCCGCAGCGCTCCCTGACGCCGACGATTCAGAGTTATGGGCGGCCTGTTGGCTAACATGCGCCGCTTTAGCACTATCGGCAGCAGAATTTTTATTCTTTTCGACTTCGCTCGCCTGCGCTGCCACTTTGGCCACCATGGCCTCAAAGTGCTTGATGGCATCAGGACGTAAGTCGTCATCCTGCGGCAAGCCAAGGAAGTAGTTTAGCGTCCCATCGAGGGAGTCTTTGTATACCTGAATATCCCCGACATACTCCGGTGGGTACCCATCGACACAGAACATTACACGATACTGTCCAGGCTCTACCATCATATCATATAAGCCTGCCTCATTAGGATTCTGTGATGCGACAGTATGCGCGATGACTGTAGTGCTCGTCCGCAGCGCTTTCAACATGATTTTACAATTGACAATAGGTTTACCCATCCCATCTTTCAGGATGCCTGTAATACGTGACATATTTACTCCATAAATAAAAAAGGCCACCAGTGGTGGCCTCATTACCGGATAACTACCTACTTAGAATGGGAGCGTCCAAGTAACACTAATGCTTCCTTCTCGAAAATTAGCATTACGGTCCCCTCTCCAAAAATACCTAGTCCCACTATAGTTACTATATGATATTGATAAATCTCCGGGCTCATAACCTGAGACATAACCAATACTATAGGTATAGTCAGCATCCCATGGCTGTTGCTGGGAGCGGTCTGGATAAAAAAATGTCGAAACCCTGAAAAAATAATGATGTTTTAATGTATACCCACAACTTCCGAGCAACACACTCTTCCCTTTACGCGTTCTATTTTCCTGAAGAGAGTAGTATCTTGGTCCATACAAATATCCTATTTGACAGGTTAGGCTATCGCTAGGATATATCAATATGTTTTTATTCCATGAATCTGGCAGTGAAAACTTATATGCCGCCGTAATCATTCCCTGTTCTATTTTCGTTCTGCGATTTCCCTCTTGAGGGAAAAACTTATTACTATCCCCATAATTACTATACACAAGACTGAATGTCCCCGGCCTCCAATTATCATAACCAAAACTATATACAAAATCAGTTCTATAACGGTTAATATCTTGCAGTGGTGCTCTAACTGTCAAGTTAGCAAAAAAAGAACTTAATGGAGAGTACTGAAAACTAACAAAAACCCTCTGATTATATATATTCTTTGTCTCGCTCTCTGTATAGCTTATAGGCACATATTTATCCTGATGAGACAATGGTGCATTATAAGTAATTGCTGTAGATAGCTTAGCTTCAGAACCAGAAAAAAGACGAGACCATGGGGTGGTGAAAACGGGTACTGAGTCCTCCTCATCAGCACCGAAAACACATGTCGGGAAAATAAAAACAAATAACATCATATATTTTTTATTATTCATTTAGCTCATCTCAATCATCCTTAACTTCACCTTCTATTAATGATAGATACAGGTTAAGACTTTCTCCACCACACACAGAGAAAACAACTCAAAACAAAACATATCACATTGATTTTAATAACAATGTGAAATCGAAGACCTTCACCGCCGTAGTATGATGCCCAGTGACGCTACCCGTATCAAATGTGCACAATGTCTTCTGATTTGACTCTATAGTCATCGAAGTTTCCGATATTGCCACCCAGATTGTAAATTACTGGTTATGATTCCTCCTCTACATTCTGACTACTCACCACACTTTAGCTGTATAGATATACATTGACTATAAAATAATTCAACAGCTATTAATCAACTTATTTGGATACCAGCGGTTGATTTCTTCATGATAAGAACAAGGAGATCGCTAATTTTTGCAACTGGCGTGTAGTTGTTAATTGCTCTTGATGACACAATAAACTCTAGATTTATTGGTCCCTTGCTAGCTGGCATATCAATTACAGATGTAAAGATACCTGGTGTTTCATCAGCCTCATGATTAAATATAACTGAACCGTTACGTTTAACGGTCAACCTACACCAAGAACGAAACTTAGTATCAAGATCAGTATCACCGTTAAATAAAACAGGAGGTATAACAACCTGCCGATCAAATGCTTGGTCATCGTCGACTCTTACAGTTAACTTCCCCGCTGGGTATCCATCCCAAAGAGGAAAGGCCTTACCGACAGATTTAACGATATCGCCCTCTATCTGGTTAGCAGACAGCTTCCCATTGATACGGCAGTTTTCCTCTATAGTCACATTAGACATAGCCCCAGAGGTCGCGCTGATTTTTCCTGAGATATCAGCGTTTCTTACAGTGAGTTTTCCTTCTGGCGTCACAGAGAACGTGGGAGGATTTCCTGACGAAGTAATCGATGCCGCGTATAGACGCTTCAAAAATGCCGCATCAATGATTACTTGTCCATCTTCGATAATGAACGGTAGCGACTCCTTCCCATTTTTTTGGTTAAACACAGCAAATCTGTCAGCAAGGAGCAATACTTGAGCAACGCCACCAGATGCCGCGGCCTGTATCCCAGCAATAACTTTCTTGCCATTCTTCGTGGTCTGAACCTGCATTGACCACATAGCATCAACATCGTCTTTCAGATTTGCCTGTGCCTTAGATACAACCTGAACGGCTGCGGTATTTTTGCCCACTAGGGCATTTACGTTATTAATCTGCTGAGATAGCGCCTTATCTCCACTTGAGACCGTGTGCTGTAACTGCTGAAGTTGTGATTTAGAATCACTAATACTGGTTTCCAGTATCTCAATTTTTTGATCAACTTTCGCATTGGTATTATTAAGCGCCTTATCAAACTCCTTTTTTACTAGACTATTATCAATGCCCTTTAAAAAATCACGGGTCATCTGATCGGATGTTATCTGACCTTTCAGGATATCGAGAACGCCCTCAGCATCACTAGAAACTCTCCCTATCGCTTCTACAAAAACAGACTTCCCTACCGCATTTACACTACGGACATAAAAATAATAGTCTGTCGCTAGTTTATTTAGCCCATCCTTAACCCAATATGTGGCCATGCCAAGCCGCTGTGCATGAGATTCAACCGATGAAATATTCGTAATGCGAGTTTCAGAGAACCAAAACTCATACTGCACATCTGCATGATAATAGGTTTGATGCGGGATTAACGTTAACTGAAAATACCCAGGTGCCACCTCGATACTAACCGGTGCCTCCGGCGCACGGATGCTAAAATCAACAGATGTCGGTATACCCTGCTGTCCAAATCCATTGATCGCCCGAACTGTTAGCTGATAGTCACCTAATGGCAACGAGTGAAACGACCAACTGTTCTCTGTAGTCGTGATCGTCGTTACCAATCGGCGAGGCTCCTCGTTTGTCCCTGCTCCAGTTGTCAGCCGTAGCAGAAAACGAACCCCCTTCACTACACGCGGTGTGTCCCAACGCGCTGCAACCTGGTACAACGTATTATCTGGCTCAACATCAACAACCAGATGCTGCACCGCAGGCGGGATCACGCCGTTTATCGTTCCGCCCTGTGGCATAAAATGGGCGCCATTATCAACGATCGCCTCTTTCTCTGGGACATGTTGAACCGCCGTCACCTCATAAGTGCCAGCATCCCCTTCCTTGATCATGAGGCACCGGAATAACCGCTGACGCAACGTAGGTAATTGCAGCCCCCACACACCATGAAGCGAAAGCCCTTCCGGGAAGGAACGCAGGATCACCCTATCCGGGGCAACCTGTGACTCGATAGCCACACTAATTGGCTGTCCATCCATACCAATCACGCGTAGCCTTGCTTCTCCCTTGTTAGGAAGTGTTATCGTGCGATCAAGTTGTACTGTCCGGCTGTTCTCATTGATAGCCATGATCCGGCCACCGATACTCGCCCCGGCATAATTATTGTCACAGACCTCAATGATATCGCCTGGCGTATGGCGTAGCCCCTCTGCACCAATCACAAAATTGACGGTTTGAGTTTCCAATAGCTCAGTCTGGATCACCCATAGCCCCATGCGGTGCGCCTGTCCACGACTGGTACAACCGAACGCGTCCATCTTCAACAAACGGCGACCAAAGCGCGTGATAGCCCTCTGATCTTCAACCAGCTCAATTGAAGGTTGCCAGCCGTTCTGCGGGTCAACATAGCGCACCTCAACCGCATTATGGCGATCTTTCAATGCGCTAAAACTGTATTGGAATCGCCCACCTACCACATTACTGTTAGTGTACGTCCAAACCTTATCGGATGGCCTATCCTGGACGAACGTCAGCGTCTGACCATTCCAAACAGGCATACAACGCATCAGGGAGCAGAAGTCGGCCAATACATCGAAAGCTTTGCGCTGAACTGCCAGATAGGCGTTACAAGCCATACGCGGCTCTTTTCCACCAAACCCATCCGGCACTAACTGATCGCAATATTGCGCAATCGAATGAAGGGACCAGATATCAACATTCGATATCCCTAGGCGTTTTCCTAGGCCATAACGGGGATGCGTCAGCAGATCCAGCAGACACCACGCCGGGTTGTTGGTATAAGCGGGTTTGAAAGTACCATCCCAAATTCCCTTATAAGTCCGTGCGATGGGGTCATAGTTAGAGGGGACGAGAACAATGCGTCCACGCACATGGTATTTTATGCCAACCTGCTGGCTACCGAACTGTTCGGAATTCACGCGAACACCGACGACGGCAGTATTGGGGTAGCTCTGTTTCAGATCGATAATCTCTGTAAAGCTCGCCCATAGCGTTTTATTCTGCAAACGATCACTGGTACTGTCCGGCGTCACTCGTACCATGCGAATACCAAATGGACGGGGCGGCAGGTTACCAATCACCACAGAGGCCAGATACTGTGTCATGGTCTTACCCGTGATGATGATATTTTTCTCTGTTGTCCAAACGCCATCACGTTGAATTTGAATCATCATGATGACCTGCGCCTTATCGCGATCACCTTGCTCGGAAACTGACACAAGCGATTGCACACCAAAAGTGAAACGCAATCGATCCACCTCTTCAGAGGTGATAGTCCGGGTCAGGGGAGTATCGTGTTTAATCTCAGCGCCAACCGGAAACTCGGCCCCAGACTCTTCAAAGCCATCTAAAGGCGTCTGCTCGTTCTCACCAACGCGATAAACTACCGTAACCCCATGTACGTTAGTATTTCCATCAGCATCCGACACTGGCGTGTTATTAATCAGAACGCTTTGCAATCCATGAACTGGCCCTTCAATCGGCCCTTCACTCAACGCATCGATCGCACTCAAAAGTTGAGTAGACTTCAGATCATCCGGTGCCTCATAAGGGGTATGCTGTCCCCCACCGCCTTTCCCCATGCTATTTCCCCCAAAAATAATAAGGCCACCTTGAGGTGGCCTTAAACCTTAATCCCGTGCTCCAACCAACACCCTACGAACCAATACGAACCTCTAGAGCACCATCCCCTCCCATATCTCGCGTACACAGTTCTTGCGAAATACGGCGCGAACCGATTTGCATCTCACCGTACAGCACAGGAAGGGGATTCCCCTGCGCTGCCATATTTTCTAAGCTGGAAAAATAAGTGTTCTGCTTACCATTATTGGCCCCGCTAGACAGCGGTGTTTTAGGAACAGGTGTCAGCAACTGTACTACCCCACCAAATACCATACTCGCCCCAGCGGCATAGCTGGCTGATATTGCCGATGCCCCTAACCACCCTGCAGGGTTCCACCATGCCACAGCGATCAGCGCTGCCCCCAGGATTACCTGAAAAGCACCACCATGTTTCGCCCCCGCCGCACGCGGTACAATATGGACCACAGCCCCTTCCGGCAACGCCTCATGTATTCGCTGCCCCATATCAGGCGCCGTCACATCACGCCCGGTAATGCGAACTTGGTAATACCCTCGCTGCAACTGACTCCTCATCTCTGGCAACTGAACACACAACGCTCGTATCCCCTCGGCGGCTGTCCTCACATGCAGTTTGAAACGCTGGCCAAATCGTTGGAGATCCCCGTAAAGGCAGATCCTAACCAGTCCCTGTGTCGCCAGATTGAGTGTGTGCGCCGTTTCCATGAATCGCTATACCTCTCTCGTTTACTTAACTGATCAGGGATATGGTGTAGAAGCGCTCCATCCCCACAATAAATTGCAGCATGATTGGCAACTGACGAGCCAAAACAGCACAGCACAATGTCACCTGGCTGAGCTGCATCAGCAGACACTTGCGAAAAACCATACTGAGGGAGATTATCTAGGTACAGATCCTGCCCATGACGCCACCAGTCATCTTCTCGCGGAAAATCCGGTAGGTTAATCCCAGCCAGATGGTAGGCATCTCGAAGCAGGGTATAGCAGTCCATTACGCCATACTCAAACTGACGCCCCAACAAAAGCGGGACGCAGCGAAACCTATGAATTAGTCCATCACAAACCAACCACCAGGGTAACGCACTGGAACACTGTAAAACCCTATCCGCTGAGCTGAGATAGGGAGTCCCGCCTGGATGACTGTGTACTAGGGCGACGATCTCCCCCGCGGCCTGCGCGGCCAGAAAATCCTCGGGCGCCATACGAAAATACTGCGTTGGTTCAATGGATCGGTTTTCACACGGGAGATAACGCATACCGCGGTTTGTGTTGACTACATAGCCGCACGACTCAATAGGCGCACTCTGATGCGCATGCGCCAATATTTTTTCATCGATCATCTGGCCTACCGTGATAGTTTGTTGATAGAGGCAAAAAACCCAGCGCGCGAAACATTGTGCCGCAACTCACATCCACGGCGGCAACGGCTGCATTTATCCCGCAAAGGGTCAGTTGTTGGCTGATCAAACTCATCTGCCACCGGCGGGCCAACATAACCGCACTCATCCGAGCGATACACCCACGCGCAAGTATCTGCCAACATAATCCGGCCAGGGAACAACGCCCCATCAGTTTCAACTGGCGAGGCCAACACAAACGTTGCCGTTTCATTGGTTAACTGGCTCAACTGCTCGACGATATAGTGCGCTACCGCTTCCTGTTCTGGATCAGCGTCTGGATTACCATGCGGGAAGTTCACAGCATCCAGGAAACGGGCATAAACCTGCCGTCGAATAACCTTTGCACCGACCAGGCTTTGCAGATCCTCGGCCATTCCAGTGACCAGGCCAAACAGGTTGGACAGCGCTAATGTTGGCCGGTTAGAGACTCCTTTCCCTTTCATCTCCACGCCCCCGCACTCCACCGGGTAGCATTGGTACTGACGGCCCTGCCACGTAATGGGCTCGCCCTTGGCGTTAACCTGATTACAAAAGAAATAGCATTCACCACCAATCGCTGTCAGGTCAAACTCCCACAGATCGATTTTCGCTGACAATGCAACCTGGGTGAGTTCATTACACGTCGCTTGTGGTATCTGTTGCATCATGCACCATCTCTTATATCAATAATCATTCCCCAGCCTGATCACTATATATCTATCAATAATAAAAAGGCTCCACGCGCATATAACGAGCGGAATCTAAGGCATTTAATTGACAAATAAATCCATGCTTACTATCAAAAAAAACAATAGAAAAGAAAATAAGATAATTATTATTAGCCTCGTCACCCAATAACTATCTTCATCATCCGGTCCATCTTTCATCTATGCCTCACGCTATAACCTGCTCAAACGTTGCCGTAAACACAGCCTTAAGCATCCCTACTCGAGAACTCCACTTTCTGCACACCACTCGTGTGGTGCGATAATCATAGGGAGGTGTCCACAGAAATGCTGTGACGCCGCCATGACGTGCAAAAAAATCCTCCAACTCGCAAACATCCTGGCGATTAACACGGATCGTTATGTCATATACTTTCAGATTATTATTGATACCGACTGGAGCACGTTGTTCGTATCCATCCCCAAACTTCACTACGTGCACTTTCGGCTCTGCGCTAACTTGCATATCTGGTAATACCGGCCAATTAAATGTCTCCATCAGCCAAAGCCTCCACTCAGCCGCCCACCGTCTCGCCCCTGACGCTGCATATAGTCGTCACAGGTACGCTCCATCATTGACTTAAGCGCCCTCAAGACACCGGGACCGATTTCCCCATTGCGGCCATCGTTATTGATAACAACATTCAATGTAGGTGAAAAAGATGCGCTCCGCCCCTCCTTACCAATAGCAGTTACTGCTAGGCGACCACGACTATCCCGAGTCAATGGCATAATTGCCTCGGGGCCAGCTTCCCCCATTAACCCCGCACCGCGTGCGAATGCAAACAGCGTAGGCGTAGAGACGATCTTTCCGCTGTATGCGCTCAAGTTAGGTGACTCATACACCCCACCAAGCGCATTTGGGATCAGGTTACTGAGTAACCCACCGAGAACACCGGATGACGAGCCCCCTATCCCGCTAAATAATCCACTAACGGATTTTGATAAAGCCATTCGTGCCGCGATACGTGCCAAGTCGGACAGAATCGATGATGTGAGGCTGCGGAAGTTGGTTTTACCCGTCGTGACAAAATTAGCCAGAGAATCAGCAGCACGATTAAATGCCCCTGTTAAGGCGGCACCTGTTGCACCGGCAACATCATCCCCCATATTCTTGATGTTTTGCATTGAACGGCTAACCCCAACATGCCAATCAGCCCGCATCGCATCAACGCTCGCATAATACTCACGCAGCTTTTGCAGCCTCTGGTCGAGGCTATCCTGTAACATATGCACATCTGCGTTATATTCGTCACTCCCCAGAGTCCCTTTCTGTTCCGCAGAGCGTTTCAACTCATCCTGCAATCGTGCATAGTGATCACGCAGCTCAGCCTCTTGACGCATTCGGCCTCTGGCAAGATCACCCATCCCCATGCTACGTAACTCAAGCTCGCGAACCTGTTGTTCCCGCTCAGCCTCCTGGCCCAACTGCATAGATAGCTGCGCGCCCTTACGTTTCAGTTCGTTCAACGCTTTTTGATGTTCGAGCGCCTTTTCTTCCGCGATATTTTGTGACAAAAGTTTTTCCAGGACAGCGGCATTAGCAACAACGCTTTGCTCTGTTTTGGTTAAACTACGCCCTTTCAGGTCGTTTAGGCGTTGGCGTAACGCAATCAAATCCTGCTCCGATTGCGTCAGTCTCTGTGCACCGGCGCGCTCTAAACGTAACGCTTCACGCGTTTTAGCCAGGCGCTGACTATAGCTATCTGCCAGGCTGTCCCCCTGAAGCCGAGTCGTACCTCCGTGAGATAAGGATTTTTCATAGCGCTCATTCTCTCGCTTTATCGCAAGCTCTTTTACCTCTTTTGAAGCATACGAATTTTTAATGCGAGCCAGATTACGCAGATGCTGCTCCTCAGCTGTCTCATACTGCCGCTTTAATTGCTGATCCGCATTAAACTGGCGCTTCTGGCGCTCTTGTTCATTGCGCTCTGCCTTTTCTCTCGCCGACTTGATAGCCTCCTGATAAGACTGTTCACTCAACTCACCCAGCTGCTTTCGTAACTGTGATACCAGTTGCTGCTGTTTTTCTATCGCCCCTGTGTTGATACCAAATCCTGGTATTGTCCCTTGCTTCAGGTTAGATAAATTTTTCTCAGCCTCTTCAAGCTGCCTGCGGGTCTGCTCTACCCTATCGCGAATAGGGACATCCCGCCCAATACTCAACATGGCATCCCATGCCCCGGAGGCGGTCTCTTTAACTGCCCGCCATGCATTCTCCAGAGCCCCCAGGTTTTCCCGCAATCCGGCTGTTTGGGTATGAATAGCAGTTGCATAAGCATCCATAGCTACACGCGCGGCTTCCTGCTCACGCCCCTGTGAGGCCAGCGTCGTAATCTGTTCCAGCTGCGTTGCCGTCAAAAAATGCATCTGCTCATCCAGAGCTTTAACCGCTGTTACCGGGTCTTGCTGTAAACGCTTAAACTGCTCAATCGTGGCATCTATTGACGCCCCTGTAGCCTGCTCCAACCGCGCAGCCGCATTGGCAACCATAGATACCGACGAGCCAGTAAATGCTCCACTACTGACCGTCTGTGCTAACACTTCGGCCATTTTCCCCTGCGTGATCCCGTTGCCAGACAACGAGGAGGCCAGTGCCTGCAACTCGCTTCGCGTTTTCCCGGCATAATGGCCTGTCATCACCAAACCGCGATTGAACGCCTGCTCTTCCTGCTCAGCCTTGTAATAGGCATAGGCGAGAGAACCAAGCCCACCCACTACCCCCATCACACCAAGCGCAACAGGAGAGATAACTGTGCGTAGCGCCAAAAACATATTACGGATACCACCAAAGGAGTCTTTAACCTGCCCCCCTTGCTGTAACAGGATTAACAACGGATTCTGCCCACCGGCCAACTGTGTAACAATGTCCGTCATCTGAGCGGGTAACATCCCCACCGCGTTACGATATTGGCCCATGGAGATGTTCATTTTTTTGACCACCTGCTCTTGCCGCTGCATCGCTGCTGTAGCCTGACTAAATGCCGCAGCCTGTAGGCGCTCTTTGGCCTGAACATGTTCCAAATCACGGGAAAGAACTTGCATCGCGCGCGAGAACTCATCAATAGAGATCTTGCCATCACGAAATGCTTTCTCGACGCGCTTTTGCTTCCCCTCCAACGAATCAATCGCTCGCAGGGTAGGATCGATTGAGCGTAGGAGGCGCTGTGTCGCACGAATATGGCCCGCTGATATATTATCAGTGCCCTCCTCGACGGAAGCCGCCGCCGCGCGCATCTCCTCATTCACAAAATGAATATCTTCACGCGCCTTTTTCATCGAATCGCGAAATTTCGCGGTATTCGCCCCGATGATTATTTCAAGATCGGTTTCACTCGCCAACGCGTACCCCTCCGGCAATAAAAGTCGCAGCTGCCATGATTTGCTCGTCATCCATCTCTTCTGATTCTTCGCTCTCCTCTTCACCTTTAGCAAAAAGGCAAAAATCACGCAGAGTAATATTCTGTGCGCCTCCGGCCAGCAAATACTGATTCAGTTTTACAGATGCGAACTCGTAATCCAGTAAATCAGCAGAAAACAGATGATGTGAAAAATAATCAGCCCATGCCCGGAACTCAGAGCAACTCATTTCTGATAACCAACGCCGCCAGTCAGCGCGCTTGAACTCCCGCGCCACCCCCAAGACAAAGCGCATCTCTTGGTTTAGAACTTTCCCGCATCCAGTTCCTCACTATCAACATCGCCATGATTTTCAATAGGCTCTGGCGATAACATACCGCTTAACTTCATAATCAGACGAGCAGCTGCGACTAATGCTGATGATGACCACGATCCCATCACGACATGCTGCATTTCCATTACAGCGTCCTGATCTGTGGCTTTTTCAATAGGAATCGTTGCCATTGCGACAATCAACGCATTAAGTTTGACATCCAACTTATTAGCCGCAGCGATATACGTCATTGGATCAGTGCCATCATCCCCCGTTACCTGATTGGCCGCAGCATATTCAAGGTATTCGATACGCTGTAATGCAGAAAGTTCTCGTAACTCGATAGTATTACCATCATGAGTAAACATTCCGCGCTTTAAAAACATCAGATCACCCCATAAAAAAACCCGCCAATTGGCGGGTGTCATACTTAGTCATATTTAACGCATTAATTCAGCGTTAACGTTACTTTATCAGAAAAGCCCGCACCGCTAACGGTAATAGCGACTTCCCCCGTATTGAGCGGCGTAATATCTGGAGCTGTAGAATCAGCAACTAACGCTTTTTCAGGATCAGCGGATGTCACATTAAGCGGCGGTAACGCAGCCCCCGTAGGAACCGGCGTTACAGTAAGGCTAATTCGCCCCTTGCTCACGGGAGATGTTGCGGTCCACTTTCCCTGACTGCCCGATAGCGATACCGGGGTACTATCATCATATTTCGCCGCTGAAATTTTGATACCAGTCAGCGTCGGGATCAGCTCTTCAGCCAAAATAGGTTTGCCTGACGGCTGAATCTCAATTGTGCGAGTAATCGTGTCCTTATTGGTGACCTGCTTCCCTAATTTTGAGATATGCCCAGTAAAAAAATCACACACATCATTCGGATATTTAATCCGAAATGTCAGATTCTTATTCATCATAAATGCAGCCATCAGCGCCTGCTGTCCAGGATCACCAGGCATCCATGCCAGCGTTGCAGATAGCGCAGATACTGATTTTTGCCCAGGAGTGCTTTGCTTCCACTCAGCATTCTCATCATCAAGATAGGAATCATCCTCTGACTCGGTCTGGAGTTCACCTGGCTGTAATGATTTAACTTTACCCAAACGTCTCCAATCATCTTCCGGCGATTTTGGGGTGCCAATCCCACGACCGATGTAATACCACAGCGTTGTTTTTGCGCCTTTAATGGGCTCACTTTTCAATGTTTCGGCCATTTACTACTTCCCCTTATATGTAATGTCATATAACACATCAACAACAGAGCAGGCTGCACTAGCTTCATTCCGTGGATATTCCATGCCGGAATAGTCAATTGAACAACATCGACGTGCTAGCGCACCACACTCATCAATTACCGGAATGACAATATTGCTAACCCAATCATCCAACTCAGAATCAGGCGTCCCCATCTGTTCCAATACGGTGATATGCAGCGTCGCACACCACAGATCTTCATCCAAATACTCACCGCTTGGTTTAATGTCAGAGATATGAACGGCAATAGCAGGCAACTCGGCATTTTCATCGATATACGCAGGCAATCCATCGAATACAATCACACCTTTTTTGTTATTAACCGCCATAATCAATGCATCGACAACAATCGAGCGGATTTTGGTGATTACACTCACTTTCGCATCTCCCGTTTCAGTTGTATGGATAGCTGCTTATTAACCTCTCTCTCCATACCACTCAAAATAGTGTTTTTTTCCTGTTCGAATGCCTGAGTTAACACCGCGCCCATCGGCATCTTAGATACCCTGATATGTTGTTTTCTCTTTCCCGGTTCGATCGGTACGCCAGTTTTTTCCATCACCTGCCAATGGCCATATTTAGTGAGATATCGTAAAAACATTCCTGGGTAAGCCTTCCCACCAACAGTTAAAACCGACCCCCGCCAACCAACATGCTTGGAATCTCGCGGCCCCAATATCAAGATCGGCGCTCCCCAATTAATCAACGGCATATCACTGCGATAAACGGTAATTTTCGAATAGGCTGATGACCCACCACGCGGCGTATATAAACGCATGCGCTTTTTTACTGTCTCCACAGGTAATGATTGCTGACGTGAAACACGCTCGGCTGCCCGCTCAATTGCCATTTTCCCTACAATTTTTGATGCTCGGCGAATAGCTGTAGGAACAGCACTATCACTCAGCTCACGCAGCACAGCCTCAAGCCGCTCTTTTTCGATGTGAGCCATATGACCTCCTACACTTTGCGAAAGGCCTGCCTACGATTATTTGTTGGTGGCTCTCCTACTCCGAGATACACAACACGGCTACCCGCATCATCGGGCCCAATGCGCTCAACGAAATAACGTGCCTCACCAATCAACACGGTATCAAATCGCTGCATCCACGGAATATCCTCCGAGCTGACAAACAATGTCGGCGCAGTCCCCTCAATCCGTATTCCGGGAATGGCATAGCTCAAACTCTCAGCATCATCAAATACACCGCGAACTAGCCGAACCTGACCATCAGAGACGACTTTTATACTAACTCCCATTGCCTGACGGATCGTGGTATCAGCAATCGCCATGACCTGATCGAACAGATTTTCCGTCATGGTGCCCCCTTCTATACCGGCTCAGCGATATGCGATGAAACCAGGCTATCCAGTACGCTCGATGCAACCATTACAACATCACCAGCCTGTGCAAACTCCAGCCGCTGATCGCCACTTTTATCCCAGGCGTCCATGTGCGCAGTTAGCAACATTCGTACTAAAACACGCTCATCACATAATGAAGATCCATGCTCAGCGGCATCCCCATCTCCATGGGAGATCATATCAACCGTATTATCATCACCTGATGCCACAGCGGCCTCCTCTTCCCACTCAGCTAACCGCTGGGCAATCTCGGCGCTAGAACCAGATACGTCGGCATCACGACCTAAAACATTCGCGAGATCTCGCAATCTGGCAACCATCTGAGGTTTTGTCATTTGCTCTTTAGCCATACGCCCCTCTCTTGATGTGAGAAAATGGCGAGCACACACAGCTCGCCAGTCTGTGGTTACTTCACTTGCACAACAACGAATGCATCAGGATCAGGGAGAACCATCAGCGGAGCAGATTGCGTCATCGTAAACTCACGAGCCGGATCGCCCTGGGTGATCCAGTGCTTGGGGTAGCGTACGGCAGAGGAAATCCCCTCAGCCAATGCTTGGGCATCCTGAATTGCACCATAGCAACGGATACCTTCAGCCAGAGTATTCCCAAGAACCAACGTTCCTTCAGGGAGGTAGCGCTGCTCCGCGCCGTCTTTATCGATGTATGAGGTCTTGGCAACAATAATCGCCATATCGCCGTAATAGCCCTTAAAAGACACAACAGCGCCCAGATCTTTCAATGCTGTTTCCAGCTCAGATTTAGAGCCACGACGGGTATCGAGCTTCTCACGGAATAGTTTAAAACCGTTCAAAATGCGCCAGACCTTGCCGTCCATCACCGCAATGTTGATCGCACCAGAGGCAAAATCACAATATGCGTCGATATCGTGCGTCGGGTCGAACGTATCCACGGGCTTCTTAGACCATTCTTTGTCACTAGATTGAACGATGTTGTTACTGGCGGAACGGCCGAAATCAACCTCGACAGTTTCAAACTGATCACCTGCCATAGTGTATTTACCGTTCAGTACCGCTGAAACCGCCTGTAACTCTTCAACTTGACAGATGGCCTGCTCTTCCAGCTTCAGGTTATCAGTTAAAATACGCAGGCGACGATATGCCGGATTATTGAGCTTGGCAGGATCTTCACCAGGCAACCGTTCAACGACCTGGCGATAGTTAACCTCATGTTTGGGTTTAACATAACCGGGACGCAATACCCGCGTTTCACCCCCTTTGCTACGCAATACACGCCCCTCAATAACCGGGGATACGTACGCGGCAATACGCGCTTTCCCGGTAATTTTATCGAGCATCACCTCTTCAGTATCAAAGGTGACCGTACGAGGGAAGAACAGCGACAAGAACAGCGGATTAAACTTTACTTTTTGCTCGGTATATCCCAGCAATTGACGGGTTGTAAACAGCCCCATAAATTCGTACCTCTCTGAAATAAAAACGGGCCGCTAAAGCGACCCGATGAATAGAAGATAGACCGTGATCAGATGTGACTCAGTGCCGAACCGACAAAGGCGTTCGCTTTTTTTACCGCATCAACAGAGCTAGGCCAAACCAATGCATCTGTCGCAAACGTACCACTCTTGTAATACGTCAGTGTCTGTTCAGACCCAGCCAGCGCAATAGCCAGCACACCAACCGCAGTGCCAGCATTTTGCCCATCCCATTTCACCAATTTTCCAGTGGATGAATCCAGCATCAACGGCGTCATCGCTGGCACCGCCTCACTGATTCCGCTTTGCCCAACGGCAGTATGTGCAGGATCATCACCTGCAAAAATAAATGCATCACCACGCTGCTCGACTTGAGTTTTTGCCGTCATTACAGACCTCTCTTCTTCATTATTCGATGCGATTAGGGCATGCTATAAAGCATTGCCGTATCACCATCATCTGACCCATTATTGCCAGTGCCGGAAGAAACCGCTGGCTGGCTATGAGTAGCCATAAACTGATCGAATACCGCATCCTGGTTAAGTGCTGACAAGGGTGCCGCCGCCAAAAATTTTTGCGCCTTATCAACCGTCATTCCGGGCTCATCGGCTAACATTGCGGCCAGTTTTTCGCGCCCTTTTGCTTCATTGCATGACAGAATGTCGGCACGGGTATCAGAACTGGTTGCCACTGGCGCAGCAGCCAGTAAACCTCGTGCCTGTTCAACGGTCATCCCCGGTGTCGCCGCAAGCGCTTCAGCCAAACTCTCGCGTCCTTTAGCCTCATCACAGGCCATGATCTGATCACCAACACTTTTAGATGAACCACCTCCTGCCTGCGACGGGGCTGCCGCCAAAATTTCCTGAGCCTGCTCCACCGTCATCCCTGGTTGCATCGCTAAGGTTTGCGCCAGCTGCTCACGCCCTTTAGCCGCCTCGCAACGTAAAATCCCCATTACCCGCTGGTTTTCCTGTGCAGCCGCTTCTGCCGCAGTTAAATTTTCAACGCTCATGGCGCCTCCTCTTTTTTTCAATTCTGCCGCCATAACATCAAGTGCATCTGCGGCGTTTACCATCCCATCAGCCAGCCCAACATCAATACTGGCCTGGCCGCTATACGTCGCCGCCTCAGTTGCCATGACGTCATCAACCGATAGACCTGTAAACATTGCTACCTTTTCAGCAAACAACCGCCTGGCAGCATCAATCCGCTGTTGAAAATCAGCGCGTACAGAGTCAGGCAGCGCTTGCGTACTATTCCCATCGACTTTATGCGCACCGGAGTAGATCAACGTAATGTCAACCCCCTGTTGAGCGAGCTGTTTCTCATAACTGGTATGCGCCATCAGTACACCGATAGAGCCGATTGTTGATGTCTGTGTTACCAGACGTTTGGCACACGCCGATGCGATCAACATAGCCGCAGAGCAAGCCATATCATTGCACAACGCCCAAATGGGCTTTTGGGCACCCAGCCGTGCGATCATGTCAGCACAATCAAATGCGCCTGCCGCCTGTCCACCGGGGCTATCAATATCGAGGAGAATGCCTCGAACCGCTGTATCGGAAATCGCCTGCTGTAAACGTGCGGTAATCCCGTCATATCCAGTCATGCCAGAAAACGGGCGCATCGCTCCCAATTTATGAACCAGTGTTCCAGTTACGGGTAAAACAGCGATACCGTTTCTAACCTGATAAACACGAGCAGGTCGTTTCCCCTCTTCCATAAAATTGTCTAGCGCCAACTGCATGCCAGACGCATCTAGGGTTAGAGATTGCTGCGGTATAGATAGCGTACCGGCCCCGAGCTCTTTACCTAGCGCACAAAAGAAAACCCGCGCATAGGCGGGCTCTAGCAATAGAGGCTCATTAAATGCCATCGCGGCGATGTGCGATAAATTACGTTGCACGTTGCCCCTCCTCGGTTGATTGTTTAATCTGCTGTTGAAAGGTGTCGCTTACCCATGTCGGCTTTGGTAAACCTGCCGCCGCACGTTCCTGACTTTCACGCACTTGCTGACGGAAAATTTCCTGATAGTCCTCACCCATGAGTGATAGCTCTTTCTCATACGTGCTCAAGCCAGCCTCAATACGCATCACTGACTCCTGCACCTCTTTCAGACCATCAATTGCCATGCGACCAGCGCCGATCCAATCAGCACGGCACCAACTGGCGCGGGCTTCCCAAAATGAAAAGCGCGCCTTTGGCGGCCTAACAACACCTCTGATCAACGCTTCCTCTAACCAGCACGCAAACATCTGCGATGCGAGACGCCCTGCAATAAATTTTCGTTTACCCATAAAATGGCGCCATGACTCATTCGCTGATGCGCGAGCACTGGAATAACTCACTTCGGAATAATCACGCGATAGCTGCTCATAAGAGACACCTAACCCAGCGGCAATATAGCGAAGCAATGACTTTTCCAAAGCCGAGAATCCATTATCAGAGTCTTTCGCTGTCTGTAGATTTAGTGCATCGCCGGGGAATAAGTGAGGAATCCTGACACCACCAAGCTTTATTTTATTCGATTGATAGTATCTAGCATACGCTGATAACGCACAAACCAATGGGTTATTTTTGTTACTGCTGGTAGATTCATTACCGACGCCAGCGATATATTCAAACGCTTTATCTGAATCTAGCTCTGATTCGATTGTCGCCGCATACATCGCCTTTATGAAAAGACAGAAAAAATTAAAATGTAAAAACAGTATGTTAAGTCTTCATATCGTAATCTTTTAAAGGAGTTGCAATACACATTGCAATACACAATGTTTCCATAGCAGAGTTGCAGGGCTACAAATCGCTCACCTGGTACGCAGGAAGCATGTGATTATGCTCTTCGTTGATGACCACTCCACCACACCAATCAAGTTACGATAAAAAACAATTATTTTTCAATGCATTACCGAATACAACAACCTAATATTTTTACATAACGCTTTGTTTTGTATTTATTTTTTGCGAAGACAACAACTAAAAAACGATCTCAGGTTGTTATATTTTTCTGTGATTTGTGCTTTTTTTCAAAGAGATAGGCACACAAACAACACAACAACATACCCCCCTAAAAAAGCTCATAAATAGACATTCATCGCGGGTTGCGTGACCCGCTTTGCCTAAACCTATGGAAAGTACCTTTGCTACAAAAAAGGGCGCTAGTTAGCGCCCTCAGGTTCAAGTTAGTTGCGTAATGGCTGAACAGAGATGCCAGATCCGACAAAGGCGGCGATCTTCTTCTCTACCGTATCTGCCCCGCTAGGCCAGTTAATAGACTCTATATTGAAGATACCAGCCTTATACACCATAGCCCTTTGCTGCGTTGCTGTATTGATGGTGGCGGTTGTCAGATAAACTGCTTTGCCGTGTGTCGTACCATCCCACGGCACCATTAATCCACTATCGTTCATCATAATGGGGGTTAGAGCTGGAATATCACCAGAATTAGCAAAACAGGCTAATGTGCTAACGATCTCTTCCGTTCCGGCAATGAGTTGCTGATAAGGTGTGGTCATCACATTACCCCCTATTACTTCACACGAACAGTAACGAAGCGACCAATGTCTACCGGAACTGGCTGTGGGGCGCTGTGTGTTTGAACATACTCAATAGCAGGATCACCCGGAACAATATAATTTTTCGGGTAATACTCACCCTGTGAGAATCCACATCGCACCGCATCCTGATCCATGATGGCACCATAGGCCACCAGACCATTAGCCTTTGTGTTTCCAAGTACCATTAGCTCTTGATCGAGGAAGTACTGTTGCGTCCCTTCATCGTCTTCATAGCGCCCCGTATACACGATAATCGCCACATCACCTAGATAGCCCTTGAAACTTACGGTGTCACCTAGATCTTTAAGCGCCAGCTCCAACGCTGAATTAGAACCACGCCGAGTATCAAACATTTCGCGGAACCGCTTAAAACTGCGCAAGCGGCGCCACACAATGCCCCCCATAACGATGATATTTACAACCCCCTCGGAGAACTCCGCATAGGTTTCAATATCACCAATAGGATCGAAAGTATCTGCATCCTGTTTAGACCATTCTTTACCACCAGCTTGCACAATGGTATTAGATTTCGGTAGCCCCCAATCCAGCTCGTAACGCTCAATACCATCTCCTTCAATGATATTTTTACCTGTAGTGATTGCGTTTACCGCCAACCACTCTACCCGCGCCTTGATAGATTGAATCTGCTTCTTAAGGCTATTATTTATCATCCAAACACGGCGAAACCCCGGATCATTTGGATTGCCTTTTGTGTTTTCCCCAGCAATTCGGGTAATCGTTTTTGTGGGATCAATGGAGTGTTTTGGCTTCATATACCCCGGCGTAAATGTGGTTGTGGTGAATCCACGATCCCGCTGTACTTGGCCACCAACCATTGGCGAACAAAATGCACTCATAACAACACGATCGATATCCAGTGTATCTAGTGCAATATCTCGCGTTGAAAATGTTGCGACCCCCGGGAAAAATAGCGTCGTAAAAAGAGGGTTTAACTTAAATTCTGGCACATCTTGTCGACTAATCTGCTTAATTAATGCTGGTGTATCGATAATTGCCATTACTCACCCCCTGACACATTCAAGCCTAGCGCAATGCGCATATGCATGCGAACCATGTAGCCTATAGACGGTCTCACGTAGCACAACGGATCAAGACCGACTTTTTTCCCAGCCTCTTCTGCTTCGAGCTGTTGCTTCTCAAGCGCCGCTACAATATCAGGGCTGATATAGACCGTTACACCGCCTTTAGTAGTTTCTGGCGTACTCTCCATATAAAAATTCCTCTTTGACTAAAAACACGAAAATCACAACATGATGCAAAGATTATATTTTAATCATCATTGCATAACATGCAACAACGGATTGTTCATCATTGCATAAAGTGCAATAATCAGACTCGTTAAATTTTCAATTCTGCTCATGGCAAAAGCCCCCCTTTATCGCCGCTGCGGGGGGCTTTTTTTTCTTTGTCTCGTTCCAACCTCACTGATTTTGCATCGATGTTAAATTGTTATCTCCCCAAAACTGGGGGGATTAAAATTCACACATAGAAATTCAAGAGATGACGACTGATGACACCCGAACAGATAGCAGCGTTAACCGTCGCAGCAATGGAGCACGCAGGCCACCAGCTAAGCGAGGCAGACAAGCGAGAGATCCAACGCAAGGCAACGGACAGCAGGGCGTACAGAAACCGATTCAGGGAGATGATGCAATCCCCTACATATCGATGGAGAAAGCCAGGCGTTCGGCGCAGATGAGTGCTAATTCATTGCTTTTATTGCGCTTCCTCAGTTTGGGGGGGGGTAGGTCTCATCGGTCTTTAACTCAGCCATTGGCGGGGTTAACTGGTGTATGTACAGGTATGCTCAAACCTGAGCGCATCCCCATAGTATCCAGATTTGAGCTACTCAAAATTGAGTAGCTCAAACTCAGCCATAACCCATTGAAAAATATCCAGAATGCAAATTTGCATTCTGACCAGCAAGGCCAAAGCCCAAAAAAGGGCTTTGGGGGATAGTAAGACATTGGCTGGACGTCGAGCGCATTCACGGGCTGGTATCGGCTGAGGTGGCGATCCGCGCCGCACCAGATGGGGATTTCCCCAGATCTGGGGAGAATTGGTTAATATTTGAGCTCGCCAAAACGGGTGAACGCAAACTTTAAAGGTGAGTATGTTTTGTTGATTGCCTCTAAAACATAGAAAGGATCTCAAACACTGAAAAACTAGCTATTTGCTCATGTTTGAGATCCTTTCTTTTTGATAACAAATTCAATAAAAACAAACTGTTAGAAGGAAGAAGAACGGATCTGCATCCTCTCGAAAAAATTTCGTAAGTAGATGTTCATCGCGGGTTTCGTGACCCGCTTTGCCTAAACCTCTGGAAAGTACCTATCGAACATCAGCCAAAAACCATGTCGATGCGAAAATATTCGTATCTACCACCCACACTCTAAAATGGTAGTTCATCGTCAAACGGAAGGCGTTGTATGCCCCCCTCACTAATGAGGACCGCACCACTCCTGAAATTCCAGGACTGCATAGGGGGGTGAGCATTTGATCTCCCAAAATTTTGGGAAAACCCCGAATGGCGTGACCTCCGGAAAAACTACCCTAAATTAGGGCAGTAATCCCGCCACCAGCATAAACGCATCTTTAGCATAATCATCTTTTGCCCGTGGTGTTTTTAAGAAATTGGCCTCAAGGTGTTCACAGTGTTCGTTTTTTATTTTAATTCTTATATATCAATATATTATACGTGAACACCTAGTATTCATAAGCATTCACACGTATACACATAAATTTTGTCGTTGTGAACACTTGTGTATACCTTGTGAATACTTAAAGGAAAGGTGTTCACACTCTAACATCATGTTTTATATGTACTTTATTAAAAACATGAATACTGTGAACACCTTTGCCCCGTGTTCTACACACTACAGAACATTATTCTGTTTACGGCCTTTCCCCTCCTTGTGCTGGTAGCCAGTCATCAGCGTTATCTTTTAGATTAACGTTGGTGACAACCCCATTCCTTTTTCTCTCGCGCCGGTACTCGTGATCAAACTCCCGCATGGCAGAGATCACCCCCTCGGTGAACTTGTTTAGCGTTAGCGGCCTGTCATGCCCGTTAGCCTCAAGATAAGCAATGTAGGCGTGATAGAGATAGACACGCGGCTTATACGGTGGGTTCTTGTTACCCACAAGCATCCCAACGCAGTCTGTTAACTTCTCCAGATAGGAGCAGAACGCATAAAGAGGATCGGTTTTAATCTTCACCTCTAGCGCTTCGTCGCTATCACGCTGGGCAAGCAGCAGTTGCTTTGCAATGTCTGGGTCAGGGAACGTTGCCAGCAATCGGCGCACGATTACGGGTATTTCTCGGCCTATCTTCTCCGGCAGCTTTGGATCTTTGTCCTTGTCGGCCACTCGGTTGTTGAACTGGAAAATAACCCGTCGCCGAGCCACACCACCCGCCCGTTCAGTGAAAATCATCGGGGCGTTGTTAGTCGCAATCACTACCGCTTGCAATACGGCGGTGTATTGGTGCTCATGCTTCGGATCTATCTCCACCGCATCGCCACCAGTAATGGCCTTAATGCCCGTTCCCTCCCCGCTGTATTTAGGCTGGTCTGGCAGGGTAATGACTCGCTTACCGACAAACTGTGCTCGGCCTCTGGCTGAATCTAACGCCGCCATGCTGCCGCTCGCCATGTTGTGCTCACCCGCCAGCAATGTTGCTACATGGGTGAAGATGCTTTTACCACTGCCACCCGCTCCCGTAATTTCAAGGAATAGTTGCCAGTCGTAACGATTTGCCAAAACCATGTACAGGGCGGCGCAGATGGTACGCATCTTCATCGGATCGTTATTAGCCGCATGGCTTAGCCACTGGTGAAAGTGCGGCGCGTTGTCGTGCAAGTTCTCCCCGTTGGTGGCTGGGGTGTACTCAATCCCGTTATGACTGGTGATGCCGTTCTCTGGTGCGTGTGGGCTGAATGCTTCCGTCTTGAGATCATACACCCCATTGATGAATGCAATTACATCATTAAGCGGCTCAGGCAGTGCAGGGATCTGGATCTTTAGCGTGTCCACAATGCCGTTAATCCTACGGCTACTGTATTCGGTCTCGTTTTCCTCGTAGATAGCGACCATCTCGCGGCGCAATTCAATCAACGGGGTGCGCACCCATATGCCGTTACGGTAGGTGTATACGGTTTCGCTCTCTGTGTGCATGGCTATACCGTCATAACGTGCAGCTAGCAGGGCGGCGCGGCTGTTCTCTGTCATATGGCGCAAATCGACCTCCTCCGCGCTCGATGCTGTCGCCCACCCCTTGAGTAACTCCCTATCTGACCGCAGCCGCTCTAGTTGCTCCGTCCAGTCCTCCACCAGCTCCCCCGCATCATTAAGCAGGTAAGCCCGTTTAACCCCAGCGATAGCTAACTTGGTTGCGATAATGGTTAGATCAGCCTCTGATAGCTCCCCAGCGCGATAGACGCGGGCAGAACGCCGACCACTATCAACAATCTGTAAATCACCAAGCATGGCTAACTGCTGACTATCCAGCACAATGGGGGGCACAACGTCGCCGTTGCGGTTGTGTTCCTGATACCGTTTGGCCTCATTCCATGCGCAATTACCAGCAAAGATCACCGCCTCTTCCGCCTTGTCGCGTGGCAAGAACTTAACATTAGGTGCTTGTCTCATTTCTTCGCCCTCGCGCTCATGGTGAATTTGCCGATTAGTGGGTGATACCAATATTTACTGCCGATCTTGCGCTTCGCCCTGCTGGTAACAATCTCCGCTGCCTCGTTAAAACTGGCCTCATGTGCAATAAGCTGCCCACTATGTCGAGCCGTAGCGACTCCCGTAGCCTTAGCCAACTCCTCAGCCTTGCCCGTAGACAGCCCATACGCTCCCGCCAGTACGCTGATATGGTTGTAGCCCTCCGGTAATCCGGTTTTCTGCTGTAGCGTCTCCAGAACGGCTATACGGCGCTCTATTTCATCCAGCCGCAGATAAAGAGCCTGCATTTCAGTAACGGTGATCATTTGTTTGCCTCCCCGCACTGGCGTTTATTGACTATCTCGAGCTTCGCTAATTCAGCCTCTGCGCTCTCAATTGCTTCTGGCACGCCCTCCAATAGAGAGAGCATTCCACCGACTAAATCAATATCGATATCCTGTGCAGCAAGTGGAGCTTCAAGCCAAAGGCTTAAAATGGCTTGAACTGACTTCACCCTACAAAACGCATCAATGTGCTCGACATGGTTAGCCATGACGCACCTCCTTACCGCTTACACTCTCCTCGATCAGCCACGTCGTAACGTTGCCGCATAAACGGCGTAGCAAAGCGGCTACCGGCTCTACATCGACGTCAAACTGTTCCTGCGTACAAGCTTCCAGCATGAAGGCGATTACCTCTGCCTGTCGTGCCATCTCAACAACTTCATCAATCGTTCTTTCATGCGCCATGACGCACCTCCTGAGCGGGTAAACGAGCGGCAAAGAACAACAACCATCCCGGATTGCTATCACGGGCTTCCTGTTCACTAGAGGCGATGACTTGTAGAACGATGGGGGATACGTCCGGCGCACTGACTGGAACAGCCAGAAACCGCCAGATGGCTTTATTTGGGATGAGTGATGCCCGCCCCGTTAGGGGTGTGTTACGATTAAACATAGCTGCCTCGCTAGGTTAGATAGCGTTGGTGGTTAGACGCCCTGCACTGCTCGCAACAGTGTGGGGCGTTGCTCTTTTTGGTATACGCATGTTAAGGTGTACACCTATCCAATAAAACATAACGCTATAGGTGTACACATGTCAATAATTATTCAGCGCGATAAAAAACCAAAAGGAACGGGGAAAGCTCCGCCGTTCCACATGCGTATAGCTCCTGAACTAAAAGAGCAATTTGAGAAAGAGGCCAGAAATGACGGTGTTAGCTTAGCCAACTGGCTCAAAGACCTAGCTCGTGCAGAGCTTAGGCGGCGCGGTATCGAGCCAAAGGGTTAATAATCATATGAAAGGAATTGATATGGCGACTAACTACAAAATGTTAGAGATTAACAGAGAGCAATTTGAAATGTTTTTCTATGGCCGCATACCATTCGTAAAAACATTCTCAGAAGAAATTTGCTGGTTTAAGTTCATAGAAAATGACATCACTATTTTAGCTGTGATAGTACGCTGCAAAATCGACAATGATTACAATGCAATATTTTTAGGTAGAGATTTAAACAGCAGATTCAGAGCCATTAAAATTATAGTATCTCGAGAGTCTAAAGATGAACTAATTTCTGATATGGAGGAGTGCATACCTGATTTACTATCAAGACATCAGAATGGTTGTTTTATGCAAGGCGATGAATCAGGGGAAACCTTCTCGCTTTTCCTTGCAAAAGTTCCCGAACACAAAAAAAACATATATCTAAATATGCTATTGAATGACCCAAGTCATTACCCAGCATTTTTTATTATGAGCGAACTAGCATATTGGTTCAAAGATCCAGATGGTATATTTATAAGAGACTTTCAAAGCGCATCATTTAACTCAAGATTATTCGAATTATATTTAAATGCTGCTTTTTATGAAATGGATTTCGAAATAAATAGAGAATATGCACAACCAGATTACATGTTATCTAAAAATGGCATAGAAATTTCTGTTGAAGCTGCAACAGTTGCTGAAGTTGAAGAGCCAATAGAAAAGATAATATTAGATGAGAATGAAATAAACAACATTCAAGATCATGTAAAAGAACAGATGCCATTCAAATTTGCCCGAACATTATTGAAGAAAGCAAGACATCGCCCAGAGCCATTAAAACTACCGTACTGGGAATTAAAACACACAAAGGGAAAACCATTTATCATTGCACTACATGATTATTCCCGCCGAATGTCAATGTGTGCCTCTATGTCTGCCTTACCAAGCTATTTATATGGTATCGACATTGAATCTGGTAAAAAAATAGAGCGTCATTTTTTTCAAAACAAAAGTATTCAATCTAATTTTTTTGGTTCAAATAAAAATGAAAATATCTCAGCCATATTGCTTGCAACAAACGCTACCATTCCAAAATTCAATAGAATGGGAATAATAGCGGGTATTGAGCAGAGTAATGTCAAAACTTTTATAGAAGGAATTAAAACTGATAATAAAGGTGTTCCTATGTTATTTTCTGCCAACGTCAACGATCCTAAGTATAAAGAACCTTGGTGTACAGCAATTTACATGTTTCATAACCCAAATGCATTAAACCCAATACACCCTGAGTTATTTGAAAGTGTTATTCATGTTTTTGAAGAGGATGGCGAACTCATATATTTTTACCCACCTAATTATATTTTGTCATCAATGAGTATCGTTGTAAAACACAAAGAGAAGTAATCCATGCACTAAACTATAAAAAGTTTAACTATATAAATCTGGCTGATACTCACGTATTAGCCTTTTCTCTTCCTCTACTAACTCCTGCCTCTGGCGCTTACATCTCTGCAACGCTTTAACGCTTTACTTTTACTGGCACTGATTTGATATTGGTAAAATCATGTAGATCACCCCACGGGATACTATACCCCGTTTTTCTAGCACCACACTCCTAAACACCCAATTGGTAAACCTGTGCGGTAACGTTCCCTCTATGCTGGCCTTACGACACCGAACGATCATTTTATAACATCCTGATTCGCTAGTAATACTATCCTCATCGTTACCCCGAATTAAGCCCTGAATTAAAATCAGGGCTTTCTTATCATCTAACGCTTTATCAAAGTTTCGGCTGATCTGGTTTCCAGTCTGGGTGCCATTCACCTCGAATCCATGCTTGCACCTCTGAAAGACGATAACCTGCTGCACGTTCCCCAATCTTAATGCGGCACGGGAACTTACCCGTTTTTTCCATTTTCCAGCGTGATGAATTTGCCAGCGTGGTAAGCGCCCTGCACTCTTTTTCACGGATTACCCGATCAATATTCGGTATTGTACAAAAGTCTTTTTCATCAATCAGTGAATAAACTGACATATCAAACCGCCTCCTTTTTTAGTTCAATAATGTTATTATTAAATCCAGCTATCGTATTAAGGTAATTAACCCACATGTTAAGAACCTCAAGTTTTTTCTTTACATGCTTACTTTTATTGTAAACTCCCGCCACTCCTTTAATTTTATGACCAAGCAGAAGTTCTACAATATAAGGGTCAGCCCCCATATCATTAAGCATTGTTGAAAATGTACGTCTGAAATCATGTATGCACCACAACCCATTGACATTATGCCCCAAGCGTCTACATATTCGGTTTGCTGCTCCTGTTATTGTAGCCCGTTTCAGAGAGCGGCCAACAATGTAATCCTTGTGTTTCGTTTCAGCATAAAGATTAGTGATCCACTGTTTTATCCCATCAGGGACAGGCCTTACAATAGACTCGCCGTTTTTACTGTGCTCCTTGGGAACTGTCCATATCCAGTTTTTAAAATCCCATTCTTCCCAAGTTGACAATCTAGCCTCCTGTTGGCGGCAACCAAACACCAAGCATATAACCATAATTCTGCGATTATGTATTGATGAAAGTGTCAGCAAGTTGTTGCCATAAGCATAAGACCATACATCAGCAGTTTCTTTTACACTGAGAACGCGATCCCTTATACCTGATGAGCGTCCCACATAACTTACGTTAATATCCCCGAATGGATCGCACTCGATGTATTGCCTGACGCGACAAAAACGCAACGCCTGTTTGATATCAAGAAAAATAGCACCAGACATAACTGGAGCAGTTTTTTTAATTCTGTCAAATACAGCAAGCCATGTGTGTAATTTGCAATCATCTATTGCCATATCTCCAACATAGGGAAAAATATGCTTTTCAAACCGACGCATTAAATATTCATGATGTTTTCTTGCTGTTGTCACATGATTATTGTACCAGTAAAACAATGCATCCCTTACAGTCACTGGTTGCATAGTTTTTTCAGCGACAAGCTTTATTTGCCTACGGGGATCCAGATTTTCTGCAAGCCATTCCCGGCACTGATCGCGTAATCGCCTAGCGGCTGCCAGAGACATATCTGGGTAACGCCCAAGAGTAAGCCATACTGGCGGGGTTTCCCTCCCCCCCATGCGATAGTAAAAAACAAAGCTAATCCCCCCAGCCATGCTTACACGAACAGACAACCCCCGCCCATCGGCCATGGTTTTTTGTCTATCCCGCGGCTTCCCTGCAAGGCTTTTCAGAAGTTTGTCACTAAGTTTGTTCTCAATAGCCATTTACTGCCCCTACACGTTAACTTGCAATACACATCCTCTCCACTCGCCTACTTGCAATACACATTGCAATACACAAAACCGCGAAAAACTGGCAACGTAATGAACGGTCATCAAAAATACAAAAAACGACATTCCAGACGTAGCAAGGGCTTAGGTGGCGTTAATGAACGGTGTTGACAACTACGGGGTGATAATAGACATAAATCGCCTTTACAATCGCTGACTGCAACTGAGTTGCCTGGAGCGTATCCAGCATTTTGAGGCGTTCCATAACAGAATAGAACTGATTTGCCCCGCGCGTCTGTCCATCCTCTACTGGCTGAAATACATGGATCATCCCAGGACGACCAGATGGTAACATTGCAACGATACGCACCCAATTAGTTGACCCAAATGATAAATAATCATCATCAGAAACATGGTACGCAAGCGCCTTACCATGTTTATCAACTTCAACGCCGGCACGTAAATAACGACTACCTAACGTATTCCAAGGGTTACTAACCCGCTTCGGACTAATAGCCTTAAAGCGAGTGCGAAATAGCGATGTAGATTCAGCGTCCCATGCTGGCTGAACGAATATTTCACCATTGAACGCATGTACCCCAACGCCCTCACGAATAAATTCAGTAAATGATCGCTTCCCCTCTACATCCATCGCGCCAAATGTTGGATCGCAATATTCTTGCCAAGCTGCCTCAACGTCATCAACGAAAGAATAAGCGTCATCCTCTTTCATCCCCAAATAACGCCAATTAATACGATAACTAAGGCGAAAAAGGTTTCCAACAATATGATCTTTATGTAGTTCAACAGCATTTGCCGCCAATCCGTTATTTCTAACAAGATCATCAGCACGCGCGTTCCCTAAACGCAGAGTTGGTAACAAAGCGGCATCAGCACCTTCTGGATGAGGAACCCAATCAGCCATTTGCCCACCAAACCCAACGCCTCCACCAGAATATCCTAGACTCTGGCGTAGCGGCTGACCGCTAACATCAACTAATTCTGGCACAGGCATCACAACATCACTCCAACAGGACTACGCCGACGTATGGACACACCTAATGAAACTTCTATCTCATCAATATAGCGGCGCAACTCTTGAATATTGGCTTGTGAAAACTGCACTTGCCTTCCACCCTTGCTAATAGAAACGACACGGCGTCCTGTCAGTAATTCATGTAGCGCCTGGCGAGCTTCTGTTAGCATCTCATGCGTATAAACCATGATTAATCTCCTCCACTCAATGCCGCTGCTATTGCCTCTAAGGAAAGCTGCTGTTCATTATGCTCATTACGCCGTGCCTCAGCTAACAGATCTAGATCTAATTGCCAGCGCTGAATTGAAATCCTCAGAGCGGCATAGGCATAAACTAAGCAGTCTAGCGCTTCATTTCTGCGCCCTTTCGCATCCCATAGCAGCTTAATTTTCCCGTTAACTAATTTCTCTACGAGCTCCTCTGCAACCAACTGCTTTGCTTCAATTTCCGTGAAAATATCAGGATCATCAGGAAATCGCAGTGTATAAGGGGTCGCCTCAGAGAATGGGGTTGTAGGTAACGCCATACGCGCATATAGCAGCTCTTTAACTGTATCGCTACCGACCTCACAGAGATAAACGCCACTAGCATTACGCTTCTTAGGCATCGTAATCACAGGTTTCCCATATACTGACGCACCTTTAATCGGCAACACTCTGAAAACGCCATGCTTACGAGAACGTGAAAATACCAGCTCTTGATCAATACCACCAGTATCCCAACAAACACGGGAGATCCCCATATCACTACCATCTGAGCAGTGGTAACGCCGATTAATCACATCATCAACACGTGAGAGAGTATCCTCATCATCAGGCCTTCCCATTACGATGGCCTTATCAATCAAGAACGCCTCCTCACCAGGAGCCCACCCCCAAACATAGACCTCATAACGATCACGCTGCGAATCAATGCCAGCCGTGATATACACCACTCGCTCGGGGACTTTCACACCATAATGAACCACCTTATCCATAAGCAGCTCATAGTCCAACTTCTCAGCTACAGAATCTTCATATGGTTCACCTAACGTAGTATTAATAAAGGTCTTTATCCCATTGGGATCTTTCAATGCGTCAAAGTAGTCATAAATAATTTGTGTCCACGTAGTAAATGGACTATATGCAGTCCAAATATGGAAAGTAACAGATCGTGGTGGGGATACTTCAGAGTTATCAGCGCTAAACCATTGCAAACCGTCGCAAGTCCAGATGCCTGTGTTATCACAAATCCATCTGCCATTACGCTGATCAAGTTCTGATTGCCTAATAACACATCCATTATGCTCACACAGGTAATAAACCGTTTCAGGCTTACCGTTATCCCATTTTAGACCAAATGGCGTATTATCATCACCAAACTTTAGGTATTGCTCACCGCCACAATGTGGACACTTAACATAAAAACGCATAAAGTGTGCTGACTCATTAGCCGCCTTTTCAATCTGGCATGAGCCTTTTATTTTCGGCGTAGACCCGCGTATTGACTTCGGCCAAACAGACCCCTCAATACGTTTATCGCCTAATAACGTTGGAGAACCTTCCTTTTCAACATCCGCCTCAAATGAGGACAGTTCATCATAAGCAACGACATCAACCGATTTTTCACGATAATTTTTTGCAGCCGCACCACCCAGGCACCAGAAACCAGCACCTGAAATAAACCGCTTTAAGGTTAGAGTATTATCCCGATGTTTCCGACCATACCACGGCGCTAACAATTTAAGGCATGGCACATCCCTGATAGTCGGCTCAACATGCGCTTTCATGAAGTTTGCAGCGTCACTATCTGTCGGTTGGAAAAACAATATATTACGTGACTTATGTTCGATAAAATAAGCCACCACACCCAACAACATCTTTGTATAGCCAACACGCGCAGATTTAATCAAGTTAACAGTTCTAACTCGATCATTCCCCATACAGTTCATGATCGCGACCTGAAACGGTAGCGTCTCCCAACGACCTGCTGCATAGGATGATTCTTTTGGGAGAAAATAGTGATTATCTGCCCATTCAACAGGCGTCATAGGGAGAGCCCTAACTAATGGACGCAACCCCTCACGAATAGCCTGCTGTATCTCATTCTTCTGACATACGACAATACTCATCAAGCAGCCCCGGCAATGCGTCGCCAAGCGCCGCGCTGCGGTTCGATGCCTTGGCTAGAGCGTCTTTTAAAAAATCGATTAGTGACGGTTGAACATCTGGATATTTTCGCTGCACAGATAACGGAACGCCGTCAATGATGCTAGAAATTTCCATAGCTATTTTTGACAGTGCAAAAGTACAAAAACCTACATCAACCAAGCGACGTTCAGTAGCTTTATTCTTCAATTCCTGAGAATCGGCCTGTGCACGAGTTAAACGATAGCGTTCATAGTCGATCGTTCCTGGTTGCAAGTCGCTCTCCGATGCTGCCCGCAAATCTTCAACCTCTTTGCGCAGCTTTTCATTCTCGATAGAGGCGTCGCGCTCAGCAAACCAGCGAATGGCCGCAGCACTATCAAAACGAACTTCAACCCCTTTTCCACCTCCTGACAGGGTAGGCAACCCTTGTGACTGCCACGCGGTAATCGTCCGAACATCAACACCAAATACATCAGCCAACCCCTTTTTATTGATCTGCATCGGATTCCACCCCAAAAAACATAGAAAGGATCTCAATAGCTCATAATCAAGCAATATTCTATTTCTTAGATCCTTTCTTTTACCTTTGAAAATCAATGAAAAACAGTCGATTACAGTCAAGAAGAACGGATCTACCTTAACCACGAAAAATTCCGTAAATAGACATTCATCGCGCGTCGCGTGACCCGCTCCGCTCCAAGCTCCAGAAAGTACCTTCGAAAATAAACGCTGGATTCTTCCGCCATCGCTCCAGCTGGCGACCATGCGAGGATCACCCCGGCGTTACCTGTTTTTGATTGACCTCACCCACTCGCATGAAGGATGGCATGGTCTCGGTTAAGGTGAGGAAACGGCGACAGGCGACGCCAGTGGATTACTGTTGCGGGCGACTCTTCAGTTTGTTCATCTGCTCACGGAGAGCGATGTTCATACGCCCTGCATTGGTCTTCGGGCAGTACTGTGTGCAGTGGGACCGTGATCCACAGTAGCCACAGCGGCGTGCTCGCGTGAATTGAAACGGTGATGGCTTCATACATACCCCCATGAAAAAGGCCGCACGTGGCGGCCTGACTGCATTATCGCAGGCCCTTAGCAAAGACCTGCTGTAATGCTTACTCTTCTTCGACCTTAGCCCCAGCTACAAGAGAGGCGCGCTTTAACTCCACGCGCCGGATCCCCGCTTTGTCCGCATTGCACTGCCCTAAGGCAGATAAAAGATGCGTATTGAGATCCAAGCTGCCCCCCCAGGTCAGAGGATCAGGTACTGCCGGTACTGGCGTATCGGCGGTTAACTCAGTGCTGATCGGCGTCACTGGCGCCGGAACGTATACTGTCCGCGTACTGCCGCAGCCGCTGAGCAGCGACAGCAGGTACAGGCCGACGAGCGCAATCATCGCTCGCAATAGCCTCCGCGATATCTCGCGCGGCTCTCTGTGACTCCAGTGCGATCTGGTGCTTTGCATTTCGATTAGCCTCCACCGCCTGATTCATGATGTTGAGCGTCAGCATCACGTTGTCTGTAATCGCCTGGGCTTCCCCGGCATCACGCTGCGACCATTTGGCCTGCCACTCCCGGTTGGCCTCGGCCTTACCGTCTGCGTGACCGGCTGCATACCGCCAGGTGGATAGCCCCCAATACGACAAAGCCACCAACGCTGTAAGCGCCAGTGGCTTCCATAACCGTTCACCAAGCATGTGACTACCTCACAGACCCCTTGAATACCTCGCCGTTATCTCTTCTTCGCTTGGCATGCGCAACATCCCGCATCCATCGCGCAGATCCATATCTACCAACATATCGGCAAACTGACACACCAAGGCATTCATGTAGCGAATACCAAGACGGTTAAGCATAGGCGGCCGCCCTCCGACAAAAACTACCCGGTTATCGGGTAGTTCATACAGCGGCCGTAGTAAACGAATGCAAAACCTGGCTCGCCATGCTGGCGGGTGACGCTCCTTGATATACCCATCCAGCAACCCGGTTAAAAAGTTGCGGTCAACCTCAATGTCCCCAGCCTCATGCCGGTAGACTGGACGCCGGTGTATTGATACTAGGTGGAGCAAGTAGGCCTCAGCTACACGCCAGGCAAAGAACTCGTCAGGAGATTGGCTATTCATGGCTCAGTCCCGGCAAACACATCTGCACTTCATCCACGATCCTTTCTCTGGCCGTATGCAATAATCGCTTACGACCACCCACTCCCCATTTCGCCATCTTACTAGCGCACTGACTGATGTCCTTTGTTTCAGTCTTGATGACGAGGTCGAGTTCATTCAAGCGGGCCATTGCATTGAATCTGGATCTAATCGCTATTTGAAAGGTTTCATACACGCTGATTTCAAACAGCGGACTCAACCATGCCGCATAGCGAATAGCGACAAGTTCAAGTCCCCAAGAGCCTTGCTTAAGCCCACCCTTGATAGTGATGACCGATGCGATTTTCTTCGCATCGCTCAAGGCCTGAACAAATCGGCGTATTTGCTTGGTTTTAAGAAACTCACCAGGACGCTGTGACTCAGTAGCATTCCCATTTGCAACAGCCGCCGCATGGAGATCGTTCAGGCTATAACGCCCCGCTTCATCAACGCGAACGGACACACCGTTTACCAACACGGTTGGATATTTCATTGAGCGTACTCCTATAGAAATGAGCCTTGTTGCCCAGAAACGCCGCCCGCAGAGAGGTCGCCACCTATAACGACGGTTCTCCAAGGCTCATTTCTGTAAGGCTCTGCGATTTACATGCGCCGGGCATGGCGCAGATATAAAAAAACCACCAACGCGGTAAGCGCCAGTGGCTTATTGATACAGCCTCAAATTAATTGCCAGCACCGAGGTACCCACCCACAGAACTTTCCCCTCGTTTTGGGGTGAGCTAGTCAACATTTGCACTACCCAGTTTTGGGGAGCTCAAACGTTCAACGATGATGCTGCAGATGCGTTCATACCGGCTTTACCTTTTAGTGATGAGCCTTGTTCGCACAGGAAGACGGCCCCAAGAAGGCTCCGATAGCCAGCCGGTTCCTCAAGGCTCATCCTGAAAGGTTCTTGGTGATATGCGTTGCGACACGCAGATATGACAAAAGCCCCGGTATAAACCGAGGCTTTGCGATGTTAAGTGTGTGTTTGCAGGATTTTGTTTTATCCGATCGCCTGTACGATCAAGACTTTTTAGATGATAATGCTACAAAACAATGATACCAGCGAATATCAACCAGCCCCACCCATCATGACCACTGACCGCTACAGCTGCCGCCATCAGAAAACATAGAGCCGATATGTCGTGCCTACTCATGATCAAGCCCCCAACACGCCAACGCGGCTTCCTCATCCCGGCGCGTTACTTGCCCAAAGCAGTTGTTTGACCGAATGCGGCAATCACGCCCGCGATCATAAATCCATCGCCTAATCTCCCGACACGCCCCACGACGATCGCCAGCATTCAGCTTGCGGTAAAACGTAGACGTAAAACACTTTCCGGGACCAATGTTGTAGGGACAAAATGAGGCGATACCGACCTTCTGTGGCTCAGTCAGTGGAACATGCACATTACGTGCAACCCACGCCAGCGCCTTATCGCGTTCTATGGCGTTGTACTTCTGGCACTGCTGCTCCGTTAATCGCATCCCCTTAGCAACTGGTCGGCCATTAACGCGAGTCACTCCCCGGCATATTGACCAAATGCCGCTGCCGTCACGGTAGGCTACCAGGCGATTTCCCTCTTTCTCATTCAAAAACTGATCCATCAATTGTGGTGCCGATGCCCCCCCTGCTATCAGCGTCAGCATGGCCGCGCTAAGCGCTGCGGCCTTCGCTCTACTCGCCATCCAAATCAGTCCTCCCACATGCGATCGACTTCTTCCGGTGTCACTAGCTCATCCGCGCGGCTACGTCGGTAGTCAATCCACTGCCTCAGCAACCGCTCTCGGCGACAACGGAAAATAAATCCCGTGATGTAACCCAACACCGAGAAAAAGATCCCAATGATGATGCCAATTACCATCCACTCAGATGGCGAGAAGAAATTGATAACAGATGACAAAAAAGACATGGTCCCACCCGCCAATAGGGTGTTATCTGCCGTACGTAGATACATGCGCATGATCTCCACCTCTACCTACGAGGCAGGGGCAATAAAAAAGCCGCAAACGCGGCTATTGGTTGTTCACTAAACGTAAAACCAGTATTGACAACTCATCGCTTCCTCTCTCAAAAGCTCATCTATACTCAACTACAGATAAGTCTTTGAGGCAGCAGATGTAAGCCATCACTTATGCTCTAGGAGGAGACATGGATTACGAAACAAAAACAGAGCTAGAACACATAAAAGTAACAATGGCGGTCAGAGAGCAAGCTGTGAGCCTAATACTTCATAGCCTCTTGCAAACATTAGAGCGTATTGATCCGTCAGGGGGGCTTGCAAGAGGGCTAAAAAACGACATTAATAGCTCACTATCGAAGCTCCATCATAACAATGACTTAGTAGCTTTCATTAACAGGCTAATGGACTATCCCGAGGGGAAATCATTAAGTGACCTAAATCATCAATCAAGAAAATTTCTTGATTAAAGAGATTATTATGAAAATCCTATAGATCACGTACTCGATAAATTATGAGCAATAGTTAATTGTTCACCCAAGCAAGCAGAGAAGCGCCACGCGTAGCCACTTATAGAAAAGTAGGATGTGATTAATGGCTGGCTATTGCGTGGCACAGATGCAGATAAGTAACCCCTGCGTTTATCTCAGAACATCTGATCTTACCGCGTGTCAGCTATAGAAAAGCCTCCATGAGGCGGCCTGTTTATTCTGATGGCTCGCATAAGCTAGCCCTCAGCTCCATAATCTCCTGCTCTGTTTGTCTAAAACGCTCCTCCTCCAACTCAACCCCTATGGCGTAGCGACCATGCCGAATGGCTGCCTTAACCGTAGCTCCCGACCCCATGAAAAAGTCGGCAACAACATCACCAGGGCGACTACTCGCCAGGATGATATCCCGCATCATATCGGCAGGCTTCTCACATGGATGCTTGCCGGGATAAAACTGCACTGGTGGATATGTCCATACGTCGGTATAGGGAACTAATGCAGACACGGTGAACGGACGTCGCATTGATTTGTATTCGTCCACCAGATCACGGTACAAACGCTGTAACTGGTGATACTCAGCAACTAGGCGATGATGCGACTCCCCCATCACGCAGGCTTGCTGTTTTTCTCGCGCTATACGGTCAAACAACGCCTGGAGCTTGAGATAATCAGTCTCATTGGGTAACTGCCACTGGCTGGCACTAAACCAGTGTGAGGCCATCTGCTTACCAGTCGCTGCGTTGATCTCTTTTGAGCTAAGGAAGGTGCGAACAAGTTCCTGATATGAGATCATCATATTCATCCGGAGCGCATCCCAGAGGGACAT